GTTCAATGTGGCACTCAGACCCACGCTAGATAAAGAGAACTCCAAAGCAATTTTTATTTCCACGCCACGGGGTCGCAACAACTGGTTCTCGGAGTTCTTCTATAGAGGCTTTTCAGAAGATTTCCCAGAATGGTGTAGTATACGAGCGACATATCGAGACAACCCTCGAATGTCTCAGTCTGATATTAACGAAGCTCGTAAGTCGATGTCAGAAGCAGAATTTAAGCAAGAGTATGAAGCTGACTTTAATACTTATGAAGGTCAGATATGGAAATTTAACTTTGAGACTCAGGTAAAAGACTTGTCTCAATTAGACACCTCGAAGATGGATGTTTTCGCAGGTTTGGACGTAGGATACAAAGATCCTACAGCGTTATGTGTAATTGCATATGACTGGGACGAGGATAAATACTACATAGTAGATGAATATTTTAACAGCGAGAGAACCACTGAGCAACATGCTATCGAAATACAAAAACTTATTAATCGTTGGGACATTGATTATATTTATATTGACTCAGCTGCTCAACAAACAAGGTTCGATCTCGCGCAGAATTATGACATCTCCACCATTAACGCTAAGAAGTCTGTATTGGACGGAATTGGGCATGTATCAGGCGTCGTTGAGAATGACAAACTTTACGTTGATCAGGAATGCAAACAATCCCTGGCCTGTCTAGATGCTTATCAGTGGGATCCGAACCCTAATCTTGTAAAGGAAAAACCGAAGCACAACATGGCTTCGCACATGGCAGATGGTCTGCGCTACGGACTTTACTCATTTCAGACCGCAAACATATCCTTCTAGCGATACCTAATCAAAAATAGTTATTGACAAGTTACCCTAAACTCGATATAATTCTTTAGATAAAAATTGAGGAATTAATGGAAAATGCCTAAGTTAAAACGTGATGTTGTAAAGTATGTACGCGACAAGGCAAAGTCCAAGTATGAGAAAGGCACCGCTTGCGAGATTTGCAATGAGACAGAACAGCTTGACTTTCACCATTTTTACAGTTTAACACCGTTGTTAAATCAATGGCTAACAAAGAACAGACACAATCCGGAGTACATACAAGCACTTCGGGATGATTTTATAGAAGAGCATCATGCTGAGCTATATGACTACACAGTTACACTGTGTCATACTCACCATTTAAAACTTCACTCAATTTATGGGAAAGACCCTGCGCTAGGAACTGCAAAGAAGCAGATGAAGTGGGTCGAGATTCAAAGAGAAAAACATGGCTTGGTACAATAATATTTTTGGAGCAAAACCCGTAGAAGCTGAGGAAAAACTAAATCCTGCTCAGTATAATATTGGTAGCAATAAAGTAGAATCCTCAAGAGAGCCTGCGTTTAGTTACGAAAGAGCTTATGAAGACTTAGAGATCGTTAATCGCGGCGTAAATATGATCGTTGATGATGTAGCTGAGATTCATACTTTAGTATCTAGAGAGGGAGCTTTTCGAGGCGTTGTTCCAGGTGTTAAGGCTTCCAAAGTAGAAGTACTTCTTAATAAGTCACCAAATCCTTATCAAGATATTAATAGCTTTAAACGTAATCTTATTACTGATTTTATTATTGATGGTAACATTTTTCTGTACTTCGACGGAGTACACCTCTACCATCTACCGGCGACAGACGTAAAGATTCATGCAGATAAGCAGACGTACATTGAGAAGTTTACAATGTTTGATACTACCTTTAGCCCTGACGAGATTATTCATATCAAAGAAAACTCTTTTCACTCCATTTATCGCGGAGTCCCTCGTTTAAAGCCTGCACTTCGTACTATGGTTCTCATGAAGAATATGAGAGCTTTCCAAGACAACTTCTTTAAGAATGGAGCAGTCCCAGGTTTAGTACTAAAGTCGCCAAATACACTTTCTGAGAAAATCAAAGAACGTATGATGGTTTCTTGGCAAGCACGATACCGCCCAGATGCCGGTGGTCGACGACCTCTCATCTTAGATGGCGGAATCGAAGTAGACTCTATTTCAAATGTAAATTTTAAAGAATTGGATTTTCAAAGTGCAATTTTAGAAAATGAAAAGATTATTTTAAAGGCGCTTGGAATCCCTCCAATTTTAATGGATTCTGGTAACAACGCTAACATTCGCCCAAATATGCGATTATATTATCTTGAGACTATACTTCCTATTGTTCGAAAAATTAATTATGGACTCGAAAGATATTTTGGTTTTGAGTTGAGAGAGGATCTTACTAATATCCCAGCTCTACAGCCAGAGCTAAGAGACTCTTCCGCATACTACACATCTTTAGTAAACGGAGGAATTATCACCCCTGCAGAAGCACGAAAAGCACTAGGCTTTGATTTTGTAACGGGTACTGAAGAAATTCGCGTTCCAGCAAATATTGCTGGTTCTGCAACTAACCCCGATGAGGGCGGACGCCCGGTCGAAGAAGAAGGAGAAGAATAAATGGCAATGCGGCAAAAACAAGCAGTTCTAAATTTAGCACTTAAACACTTTGAAGAGTTTGGACTGCCTTTAGATATTGACTTTAAGACTTATACAACTATTGTAGGACCTCGTGAAGCAATTCATGCTATGTCTGTCAAAAGAAGTTTCAAAGCATGGAAGTATCTTCTGCACGCTGTTAATATTACATTAAAACAGCAAGCACCAAAGCCCCAGCCTAAGGTAGTTCCAGCACCCGAGCCAACGCCCGAGCTGAAACCTGTTACACCCAAAGTACCAAAGCCTGCACCTAAGGCAGCGGTCAAGCCTGCTATTAAACCAGCAGTAAAAAAGGATTAAGATATGAATAAAATCTTTAATCTTACGTCTACTTTCAAGACTCAAGCACAAGAAGATGGTTCTGTGATGATTCGTGGAATGGCAAGTACAGCTGATTTTGATCGCGCGGGTGACTCCATCTCAGTAGAAGCTTGGCAAAAAGGTGGACTAAAGAACTTTGAAAAAAATCCAATTATCTTGTTTAATCATGATTATGACAAGCCAATTGGCCGAGCCACAGGTCTTAAAGCTGGACCCGATGGTTTGGAATTAGAATGTAAGATTAGCAAGTCAGCACCTGCTAATGTTGCCGAACTAGTTAAAGACGGTGTTCTTGGGGCCTTTTCCGTAGGTTTCCGAGTCAAGGATGCTGATTATATTAAGGAAACCGACGGACTTATGATTAAGGACGCTGAGTTGTTTGAGGTATCTGTAGTATCGGTACCGTGCAATCAATCGGCCACTTTTTCGCTCGCGAAGTCTTTTGACTCATCTGATGAGTACGAAGAATTCAAAAAAACTTTCACAAATCGTGTAGATCTAGCAGGTCAGTCTCTGGCTAAGGATGAAGATATTACTTCTGGAATAGCTAGTGACCACACACCTCAAAGCGCGGAAATTAATTCCGCAGATCAGGAGATCAAGATGGATAATCAAAACATCGACTTGGAAGCTTTTGCAAAGAAGGTAGCTGAAGACACAGCTGCTAAGATTGCTATGAAGCAAGCCGAGCAAAAAGCAGCTGATGAAGCAGAAGCTAAGGCAGTCGCCGAAGCAGAAGTTGAAAAAGCACAGGCTCTAGAAGCCGAAAACATTCGCGTCAAGACTGGCGTTCAAACTGGCGTTGAAGCTCTTATGGCTGACGTACAAGCTAAGCTTAGCGAAAAAGACGCAAAGATGGACGAAGTAGTTGCCTCTTTCCAGAAAGACTTGGAAGAGAAGAGCGCTGAAATCACAGCAATGCAAAACAGCAAGAAGACTTTCTCTGACCGTTCAACTGGTTCAAGCGATTTGTCTAAGTTCGGTAAAGAGTTTATGACTGGCCACTTCCTCGGTGTTATGACCGGCAAAGGATGGAACACTAAGTATGCTTCTGACCTAGCTCAAAAAGCTGGTATCAACTATGTTGATAGCGCAGCAGGCATTTCTCAAGGTGTTTCTACTCAAATCGAGAAAGAAATTATGCTCGAGCTTAAGTTGGCACAAGCTTTCCGTGAAATTACTATTAATTCACAAACTCAAGTATTGCCAATCCAAACTGATGCGGGTCCTGCTTCTTGGGCAGCAAACGCTACAGCTGGTAACTTGGAAAACCGTCCACAGATTACTAACGTTCAGTATGATGCTGCACAGGTAATCTTGAAAGCTAACCGATTAATCTCGACTACTTTCATGGATAACAACATCGACGAAGAAGTTCTTGTTAACTTGATGCCTATGTTGATTGAAGGTGTTGCACGTGCACACGCTCGCGCAGTAGACGATGCAATTCTTAATGGTACTTCTGGTGGCGCTGTAGGCTTTAATGGTCTTGAAGCATTAGCAGGTAGTGTTAAAGTTGACGTTCTTGATGCAAACGCCTCTGGCGGAACTGACCTTGCAGTAACTGCAGCTGAATTCTTAGCAGCACGTAAGCTGATGGGTAAGTATGGCATGAACGCTTCAGATCTTGTCTATGTTGTATCTCAGGCTCGTTACTACGATCTACTTGCTGATGCAGCTTTCGCTGACATCACTGACGTAGGTTCTGATATCGCTACTAAGATCACAGGTACTGTTGGAGCAATCTACGGAACTCCTGTAATCGTATCTGACCAGATCGAAGCAGAAGCTAACGGCGCATCTGTAGGCTACGCAGTCAACGTTCGTAACCACGTTATTCCACGTCTCCGTGGTGTATCGATCGAGCAAGACTACGAAGTAATGAATCAGCGTAACGTAATTGTTGCTAGCCAGTCACTCGGCTTCAACCAGTTACGTCCTAACAACGGTACTACCGATGTATCTGTTGTTGCTCTGAAACGTACTGACGCAGGTTAATACTTAACAGTATAGAAACGAGGGGGAGTTAATCTCCCCTAAGTTTTTACTAATGGACTTATAAATGGCAAACTTAATAACTTTAGAAGATTATAAAGAAGCAGAAGGGATTTCAACTCCTAAGGATGATTTGAAACTCGATGCTATAATTCCGTCCGTGAGTCAATTAGTAAAAACTTATTGTGGTACATCATTTGTAGATTATTACTCTACAGATAAAATAGAAGAATTTAGCATTAACTGGAATACAAACTTAGTCCAGTTAACAGAGACACCTTTAGTATCTATAACTTCCGTTCAACAAAGAGATAATTTTGCAGGTAGTTATACTACAGTTCCTGCAACAGAGTACTACGCAGACTCCTCGGTAGACGGTATTTATAGAGTAAATACTAGTGGCACTGCACGAAGCTGGCCAACAGGTCCTGCTTCTGTAAAAGTTACTTATAAGGCGGGGTACTCAACCTGTCCTTCAGACTTAAAACTGGCAGTAATTGACTTAATTACATATTACCATAAAGATGAACACAAAGAACGAAAAGTAATGGGAGGAGCAAGTATACAGAACTCTGCTTCAACTACTCAAACTAATAATGTCGCTTTTCCGGACCATATTAAGAGAGTCCTAGACTTGTATAAGGTCTACTAATGGAAAGTAATGTAAGAGACAAACTTGCAAAAGCTTTATTAAAAGATTTAAGCTCTGAAGAAAATGTAAGAACCAGAAAACAACTGCAGAAAGCTAGACCTCAAGTTTTATTTTTAGAAAATTTAGATTTTATTAACGATACTATAAAAGAGCTGACAGAAAGAGAGCACTTAGACGAAGATATAGCGCTTTTAGAGTTTTCTCCAGAGGACTTGAGTAAAGCACGAAAAATTGCTAAAGTATACCAAGACGGGTATATTAAAAGACACAAAAGATACCCTAGTGGGGCATCTAACATAGAAAATACTATGGGAGGGAGGCACTTACGTGATAAGTTTTCCTCTGATTTTGCCAAAGTAGAAAATGGTACAGCATTTATATGCAGTAGCTTTGCTCAGATAGGAAAATGTAAAAAAGAAATAATAGACTTATTCGTATCTACTTCTGAGCATAATATAAAAAAATTAAGATCTTCTGTTGATAGAGGCCACGGCGCTAGCGATGGCTTGGCAGTTTCAGGTGTACAGATAGCTAAAGGAATGGGAAGGGCCCAGAATGCTTTAGGAGACGATAAAGATGCAAAAAAACTTTTTCAGCAAGAGTTTAAAAAATATATAACAGGAGACTCTTTT